CTTTATCACTGCTGAACACATTGAGCAATCTACGCTTACGCCCAAAAAAGCTAGAATTATAACCAGTAGCCTGAATGAACTCCTTGCGTGAGTCCAACCACTTTTTAAGTTTACTGAATTTTGTAAAGTACGCTTTAATATCTGCTTGAGCTGTCTCAAGACCGTAATATTCTCCTGTGGCCTTGGTAACGGTTTCAGACACCTTCTTGGCCCCTGATCCATATAGAATACCAAAGGAGATTGCTTTAGCAGACTGTCGCATTGCTGGATAAAGTTTTTTGACATCTTCAACGGCACATGGCAGTGCAAAGACCATGTGTGCAATAGTCGAGTGGAAGTCACCGCCACTTGAAAAAACTTTCTGCAAATTTTGATCACCAGACAATACTGCGGCATAATACATTTCCGCGGTTGTCAAATCCTGTGAAACTATTTTGTAGCCCACTGGAGCGCTGATGCATCCTTTAATAATTGGGTCGTCGCGTGGTATCTGTTGAGCATTAAATTTACCGGAGCTAGACAAGCGTCCAGATGTGGTAAAAATAAGATTAAAGTTTGTACGAATACGTTCATCTTTGTCTAGTTTAGGTAAGATTTTTTGAATATAGGTGTTTTGGATTTTACCCAATTGCCGCACGTTAAGAATGGCAGCAGGCAGTGGATGTTGATCTGCCATTTCCTTGAGAACTTCAGCATCAGTACTAATAGCACCAGTGGCTGTTTTCTTACCATTATGCTCTAAGCCAAGATAGTCAAATAACACAGTACGCAATTGTAGCACTGAGTTAGGATTAAAGATTTTACCCGCATCTTGCTCAAAACGCTTGACTTCTGGAAACTGATAAACAATTTCCTTAGCTTCCTGAATCTTTTCATTCAGGTACAAGTCAGCACCCATCATACGTTCCCGATGAATTGGAATACCCACTTCTTCCATGTCCATCAAGAAAAGTGTGCCTGCAACAAGCAGTTTTTCATAAACAAATCGTAACTTATCATTCTTTTGGACTAGAGGCCAGAACTTATTAAAAAGATCAAAAGTAACAGCAGTATCAATAGCAGCATATTGTGAGATAACATCAAAAGGAATTAAATCATAGGTAAAGTCGTCTTGAAGTATACCGTGTGATGCACAATATTCTTTTTTGAACGAATCCAACTCGCTGTCATAGTCACCATAATCAGTGTACTTTAGGGCCAGTGGTTTTAGACCGTGACTGTCATTTTCATCTAGTGCATAGTGCAGCAACATTGTGTCATGAACTCTGCTACGGTCAAAGTCAATTCCAAGATGATACTTAATCATCTTGAAGTCAAACTTCATGTTGTGAAACACTGGATAAAAATCATTGGCGATCTTTTGTAGTAGTCCAATACATTCCTCATCTAAACAATCGGTTTCAATATATCGACCCTGATGAGTTTTGTAGGTAAGACTAACGCCTAGAACATACCCATCACGAGGATAGAGGGCAGTTGTTTCAGTATCCCAAGCAACAAAGCCTTGAGCATTGTCTAAGATTTCGTGCAAGAAGCGTTTAGCTTCTTTGGTAGTTTGAATACCTGCATAATCACCCACTGTACTAGGCTTTAGGTCACCTGCAATATACTTGTGAATTTTATCACACGCACGTTGAAAGTCTGGTTTACCTTCTGGTTTAAAGCTCAGCATTGCTGGGTTTGAAATTGCAATAAACTTATCGTTTACTAGTTGCCCTGCCATATTGGTCACGGAAGTTATTTTAGCATATTCTTTGGCAGCTTCGGCGCCGACCAAAATTACATAGTCGTATTCATCAAGGTAGACCTCAAGGTCAACGTCCTTTTTCAACAACTTGGTAATTGGCACACTTGACATATGATAGTGATCAAAAGCAAACTCAAAGTAGTCTGAGTACCTAGTACGGTTAGGGGCTTTGTCAATTAAGGCAATTTTTGGCATTTATGTTCTTTCTAATACTTTATTATAGCGTATTTGGGCTAATATTTCAAGTTTATTTTGTGATATACTCACGAGTGGAGTCTACATCTTCTTGTGATAGTTCACCAGGGTCTGATCCATCTGGTAAGTTAATATTTTCTACAATAAACCCACATTCTTCAATTAGTGGCTTTAAGTTAAGCATGGCTTTTTCACCGGCTTCATCACCATCAAACATCAGGTAGATGTGTGTGACGCCTTGAGCTTTAAATGCCAGCAATTTTTGTGCTGTGTTATTTTGCAGGGTGTTAGTACCAAAAGCACAAGTTACGTTAGTGAGCCCCTTGTCATACAAGTTCAGCATATCAAAGATACCTTCAACAATTACCAAACTTTTTGCGGCTTGGGGTAGTTGTGCAGGAAATAGTGGCATTGTAACTCCACTAGGATAATTAACATATCGGGGATTGCCGTTGCTTAGGGTATGACGAGCTACATAAACAGCAGTTCTTCCAGTTACATCTGTAATAGGAAATACAATTCGGTCAACTAATTTCTCAACTTGAAACGTATAAAACGCACCAAAATGTTGTAGTGTTCGAGCTGATATACCACGAAAAGGTTTGATATATGGTGTAGCTCCAGCAGGTATTTCTAAGTTGTGTGAAAAAGCCTTAATCTCAGCTAACTTTTCTTTTAGTTTTGCAATCTTTAGTGGAACAGGGTTAGTAAAAACACCATAGTATTTAAAGATATTAGTTTTAAAACCACAAGCAAAACAGTGAGCTACACCACTAACTCGGTCTACTCGAAAGCTAGGGTTAGAGTCAGGATGTTCTGGGTTTAAGCAACCTATTAAATAGTCGCGGCCTGACACAGTAAAGGCCAGGCCATTCTTTTGAATTAGTTCTAATACTGGATCGCTCACTATGTATGCCAAGGTAGATCAGCTCCACCATCGTCCTGTGTTACATCTGATTTATTAGTCTTGCCAGCTTTCTTGATCGTTTCTTTTGATGCAGGCTTATCAAGAGATTGTGGCGAGATGCGTAGGGTATCCCAATCAATGGGACAAGTGAAGGCCATTTCCTTGCCGCCTCGAATTTTAGTCGTTTCAAAGGAAATTGCTTGCTGGTCTTTATCGTGCGCTTCCATAACCAGTGCAATGTCTGCGGCATCGAGTAGCCCTTTTGCAAAACGTGCCTCCCCGCTAGCGTCAATTTGATATGGTGAGACCATGACCACTTCGTACTTGCGTGCAAGGTTTTTAAGTTTTTTGGACACCTCGATTTGGGGTTGCCAGTCATATTGCGAATTTCCTTCAATTTTAATCTGGTTAACATAGTCAACTACAACTACTGCTAGTTTGTCACCAAACTTAGCTTTCATTTTACCTGTGTGTAAGTCAATAGCACCAATTGTTAGATCACGATCATCAACAATTACCATTTGATTATCAGGTTTAAGTGTAAAGTTACGCACTAAGGTTTCTTCAAATTTGAAGCGATCACGATGTCGCATATAATCACTTACAAGTTCTTCAGCATCTACAAACATATTTGCTCTGGCTTTTACAACTCGTAAGATTTCGTCATCTGTTAGTTTATTTTGTTTTAAATTTTGCAAGTTAACATTAGCTAAAATAGCCAAGTTACGTTGATTGGTTTCTTGAGCAGTCATTTCGATTGAGAAATACAAACAACTATTGCCCATTTCATACTGGTTAACAAAAATATTGGAACTGGTAATAGATTTACCAGAACCACGTTTGCCCCCAATAAAGATTAATTCTTGTCGTGCGACACCGCCAAGTACGGCATCGAATGTATTATTAAGTCCTAAGAATACTCGTTCTTTGGCAATATCTTCAGGATGCTGAAATAACAGCATATCAGACATGGTAAATACTTTTTCACTGGTATGTGTTTTTTCTTCGATTGTCATTGCAATAGTTGCAAGACTATCTTTGATTTCATTTGAGTCGTAAAGCGGTAATTTGTCTACGAATTTATCTAATAATTTTACGGTTTCGTTCTGAGTATACTGGTCAATAAGTGCATCAAGTGCAATCTCTGCTGATACTTCTGGAACTTCGGTGAGCTTTAGGGTCGCTAGTGTTTTTGCTGCTGGACCTTCTCGTAGTGTAAGCTCAAGATCGTCAAAACTAGGAAGTGCATTATAGCGTTCATAGTGTTTATTAACGATAGAATATAGACTAGAGTAAGCCGGGTCTAAAAACACCAGCTTCAGCTTTGCCCATATATCCAGGCTCTGCTCGCTTAGCAGTTTATTGAGAACAACGGCTGATACATCCATATTAGCTTACCCTAGATTCATTATCAATTATTACTTGATCTATAATTTCTGTTACTTTATAAAGAATCTGCTCACGCAATTTCTTAATGTCTTGTTGATAGCTAGAATCCTTGTCAAAAAGCATACTTAGCTGTTCATGCGTAACCAATTGTTGTATACCAAAATATAGGTAGTCATAAGCCATTGTAGACTCTGGCATAACTTCTACTTGAGCCATACGACCGTAGTTATGCATAGCCTGTTTTACTACTTCTTCAACAGTAAATGACTCGTTGTCGTGATATGTTATCTTTACTTTCATGCTAGTTTCCAGCCTTTATGCGAATTTCTTTGTCTAGTTAAAACTTTATGTAAATTTTGCGGCTGTAAACCGTGTTCTTGACAAAATTTATGTATATTTACTACTAAATAATCTATATTTTCCGGAGACTTAATAAGAGGGTATTTAATACCTTTAGAAGCAGCAGAATTATCTCTAGTATATTTTTTATTTTTTACTTTGATATATTCTTCAGGACATAATGTACTAAGATACCCATGTGCATACCCGCTAGAAATATGCTTGACTATATCTCTGCTTACTCCGGTTATTTCTGATATTTTTGCACAGGAATAATTAGTATCTGCTAAATATTTTAATACAGATATATAATTTATTTCAGTATGTTTGGCTGAATGTACGGCTTCGCCATGTCCTGGCCCATCTCCACCATTTGTTAAATTTAATCCGTGTTTATAGGAATTAAACTCAGATATATACTGTTCTTCTAATTTATTTAGTATTTCTGGTATTGCGTATTCTAATATTTCAAAATTAGGCATACCATATTTATTATAATAATTTTGTAATTTGCTATTTATATGTCTATTAGATATTAAAGCACTTTTATGTTCTTGTAATCTTACATATAAATTTACTGACCTACCTATATAATATTCATTAGGGTGCTGGTCAAAATATATACAGTATATACCTGAGTTATCCATTGTAGTCATAAAAATAAGTAAAAAGACGTAGAGATAAATAATCTCTACGTCTATAAACACTAATTAAAAATTAGTTAGCAGCAGCTTTGGCTTCTGCTTTTTGTTTTTTCGCAAAACCATCATAGTCAGCAACTTTGATACCACGGCGTGTTAGCAATGTACGCAGACCACGCTCAGTTTTGTCAACAGCTTGAGCAATTTCAGCAACAGTCATAGTTGTGATTGCAGCACCCAAAGCGGTAACTGGATCAACAGACTCTTTAGCATGAGATTCGCGTTGTGCTGGAATCTTGCTGATTTGGCCTTTACGTGTCAGGCTCAAAGCCTTACCACGAACTGAGGCAACGGACTTGCCCAACTTAGCAGCAATTTCTTCGATAAAAGAACCTGCATCAGCCATTTTAACAAAAGTTGCTTCTTCTGCTTCTGTGTATGTACGAGCAGCTTCAACTTTTTCAGCAGGCTTAACACTACCAGTTAATTCAAGGGCTAACAACTTACCTTGGATTTGTTTGGGGGTGAATTTACCATCAGCAAAGGTTTCAGCAATTTCTTTGTATGTGTAGCTACCTTCATTGGCAGTAACAAAATCATACAAATCATCGCCTTCATCAAGGGTAAATGCGCTGGTTTTTTCTTTAGCCATTGAAGCGACTTCATGGTCTAGTTGACGCAGTTTGCTTGCAACTGATCGGGTTGTGAAGCCAAGGGCTTCGGCAATTTGCTCAACAGTGCCTGCGGATACAGGGCTTTCGCCGTTAACCATATTCAACATTTGGTTAGTGGCTTCGTCACTCCATTTTTTAGCTTTTTCAGTCATTTGTTTTTTCTTTCAAGAAAGTGTTTAGATTTTGGATAATTGTAATACCGAGTTCATCGGCTTTTTTACGTTTAGAACTGCCCTTATTATCTTCATCAACAACATAATCAGTAGATTTCGTTACTGTTTCCGCAACTTTGAAACCTGCCTCTTCTAATGCTTTGTAGGCTTCTGATTTTGTTTTATATGAAGATAGTTTTCCTGTAATAC